GTGTTTCCTGTGGTTCCTTGTGGACCAGTGTTTCCTGTGGTTCCCGGAGCACCAGTGTTTCCTGTGGTTCCTTGTGGACCAGTGTTTCCTGTGGTTCCCGGAGCACCAGTGTTTCCTTGAGGTCCTTGAGGACCAGTTGCACCAGTGTTTCCTTGAGGTCCCTGAGGACCAGTTGCTCCAGTAGCACCTGTTGCTCCGGTATTTCCAAATCCTCCTGTGCCGCCACTAACTACTTTTTTCCAAGCAACACCATCAAATTGCCATGTTATGCCATCATATGTGTATGAGGCACCAACTGATGGATTACTGGGAAAATCAATAGGCATATTTTTTTACTTATAGAATTTCAAACCAAGACATGTCAACTGACACATTTGTATCAGATTCAAGTGGAGTAAATGTTAAAACAAAAGTATCACTTACTCCATTTTGTGTTCTTCCTAATTGAAAATTGAAGTCATTGATATTGGAAATATCCAAAGATCCGCTGCTGCTGATATAACCACCTATAATATCTGTTCCACCAGTTACTGCTGTTGCGGTAATGTTATAATCTACATTTCCGTTATAATGTGTAATCCAAGTATTTCCAGTTAAAGTAGGATTTAACAAAATTCTGTATTGAACTGTTTGTGGTTTGTTGTTTGTTCCGGGTTCGATTACTGCACTTATATTTGATGGAATAATAACACTATCTAAACGACTTGAATTTAATCTCAAAGCAATCATTGGATATTGAGTACCAGCAGTAGTTAATGGACTTAAAGTGGCTCCATTCTTTGTGATGTTGTACCTTTGACTGAATCCTTGGTATCCACCATCCGAAATCATGGATGAACAAATTTGCTTTACGCTACTGTTTCCTGTTTGTCCTGTGAGATTTTCAATTTCATGTCGCATTGGAAGAGCAGCCGTAGTCATATAAGCTGTAGGTCTTTCATTTTCGTTGTGAAATGTATGGGCTATTACTGGTCTTCCATCGACTATAAAGCCAGTTCTTACATCTCCAACCCCCAACCATTCAATGTCCATCCAAAAAATATTTCCTTTTGTAATATCTAAGGTTCTTCCGGATGTCCCAGTCCCATTAAATGGATCTCCATTCCAATCAGATTGATTTGCAGTAAATGTGGTTTCTAATGATGCTGAAACCAAATTCAATGAAAGAGTCAATCCATTTTGTTCAAGATATATTCCATTATAAGGAATTCCCGATGTTGCACCGCCAGTTATTCCAAAATAACCAATTCTTTGGCGTAATCCGGATTTGGCAGAATTAAAAGCAAAAGAAGACAACATGAACAACGATTTACCAGGTTGATAAGCAAATACTCTTTTTGTTTGTGATGTTGCTTTGGATCCTGCTGTTGTTCCTGCGGTTAAATAGATGGCACTTTCTGCAACTTGATATGAATATGTACCACCAGTTACACCAAAAAAACTCCATTTATCATTTATTTTGTATCTGTGTTGACTATCAAAAATAGTAAATGGGTTGGAGACCTTTAGACGATTAAATGCATCTACTGCATTTCCGACAAAACTGACTTGATTGTTGAATAAGTAGCTCATTATATTATTCTCCATCCATTTCTATAAATTAAATGAAGTGCCCCGTTATTGAGATTTATTATTGCTGAATTTTGATTGTCAATTTTATCTGATGCTGTTCCACCTAAAATCGTTATATAACGATTTGGACCTGCACCAGCATTTCCAGATTCATCTTTGACCACTATTTCTCTTCCTGTTTCAGGAATTTCTGGCAGTGTAATGCTTACTGGTCCAGCATAACTAACACCTATGTAGTAGTCTGTACTCAAAACAGAATATGTTGCACCCGTAACACCTGATGTGCTGTGTATTGAAGTCGTTATGTCTGTATTTACAGCAGATGCCAATTGTACCCAAATATTTTCATCACCATTGTCTATTGCGGTATACAATCGTCCATCTGTAGTATTAAACCATCTCCAACCAAAAGTTGCTCCCGGTGGTTCGGTATCACTTTGAACAAATCCTCCATCTCCACCTCCACCCCCACCAGTTATTGTAATGTCAACATTTTTTCTTCTTCTGTTGATCGTTACATTAGATCCCAAGAAATTTATGGTATCTACGCTTCTTATTATTTTATCACCATTCAAAGCAATATCAACAGCCCCACCACCTGCTGGGGTGGTTGGGACTGTCATTGTTTTGATTACTTGTTGAACACTTTCATTCTTAAATTTTTCTAAAATAGAAGAAACGTGCTCAGACTCAAATGAAATTACACCATCTTCAAGAATGAGGGGATACGATGCTTTTACTATTGGAGATTCACCAGCAGGGCCTTGAAGTCCCATGTCTCCTTTAGGACCTTTTTGCCCCGGCATTCCCCGTTCACCAATAGGTCCCTGTGGCCCCGGAGGACCCATTGGGCCTTGATCTCCCTTTGGACCCGGAAACCCTCTCTCTCCTCTGTCGCCTTTATCTCCTTTGTCTCCTTTTGGTCCTTTTTTTCCTTGTGGACCCGGATCGCCTTTTTCTCCACGATCTCCTTTTTCACCGGGAAGGCCATTTATTCCATCTTTACCGTCTTGACCAGCAGGACCAATAGGCCCTTGGAGACCAACCATTCCTCTGTCACCTTTTGGTCCCTGTGGTCCTCTTTCTCCTCTTGCTCCTCTTTCGCCAACCTTTCCAGGTACACCGGGTTGAGAAACAATCTCTTTAATTATTGTTTTTTCAATAACTTTTGATTCAGATGATTCCAACTGTACTTGCTGTTTATTAGTTTTTTCTTCCAATAAATTTTTAATTTGAGATGGATTACCAATAAATTTTATTATCTTATTGGTGCCTTCTTGAATAAAGTATCGCTCAGAAGTCCCATGCCCCAAATAAATTTTTTCATCTGGTTGAACTGATGTGGTTTCCTTTAAATTGACATTTTTTGTCAAAGAACCAATAGAAAGTTTTGGCTTATACACAACACCATCAATATTTTCAAATACAAATATTGGCGTGAAATGCTCTTTTATCTTCTTTGCATTTCCTTCAATTATAAATTCATTGCCTTTAGAAGATCTAAGAAGAACTTTAGATACACCAATTCCAATATTTACTCTTTTTGGATTTAAAACACTTTCAACAATAGTATATTGTTCGCTACCATCCAGTTCTGGAAGTGCTTTTATTAATTTTAAAGATGTTTTATTTTTTCCAAAAAACATTAGATTTAAGTTATGTTAACATCTGGCAATATATTTATTTGTCCATTTTGCAGAGTTACAATGTCTTGAGTATTTGCAATGGTGGCCTGAATATCATAAAAAACTGATGTATACAACGGAAACTGTTGTGTGTAGGTTGAACCTACACAAACAAAAAGCGTTCCACCAGTTGCCCCAGAAGATATTCCTCCGGTAAATCCTTTTGGTGAAACGGCAGTAGATCCTGCTAGAACATTGACAGAATATGTTACTAACAAAGATGTATTGTCATAACTTCTTCCGATGGCCATGTACAAGGTAGACCCGGACAAATCAAAAGTGCTTCCTAAAGAATTGGCCCAATTGAATGTCCATCTTAGGGTATCTCCCCTTATAACTGAGGTATCGTAAGAATTTGCCATAGGTTCTCCAAAAAATAATGACCTATAACTAGGTCATTATTAAGTATTTAGTTGTTTCGAATGCTTAAAGTTTTAAGGCTGCTTTTTCGGGACTTATATCCAAAGTGGTTTTATTTACCTTCGAAGCAATGTCTTTATTCTTTTCCATTTGATCCTTCAACATTTTTTCTTGCATTTCCAACAAGTGTTTTAAGTAAATATTGTAATTGTTGGTTACTCTTTCACGGTGCTCTTGTGGAAGATGTGGTTCTTTTAGAATCTTTTCACATGCAGACATGCCAACTTGTGGTCTACCTGCATAGAAAGCCGTTGTACCAATTTCATCATAAATTCCCCATTGATAATTTGCATTATCAACGAACAGAATGTCTTGAGGAACTGGAATTGTCAGACCCAGATGTGCGACCATGAATGCACATCGTGGTCTACCATACTTTCTATAAATGCAAGACATGTGATACAGTGGTTCTACTCTGTGTGGTGCTGTTTCAAACGCATTCATGAATGCATCGATAATTTGCTCCACTGGCCGACCCAAAAATTCTCGACACATTCCAACACGCATCCATGAGAAAAATACTTCCTCATACCAATGACCCATCTCCACTCTCTTGAGATATTCTTTTTCTGCAACATCATACATTCTTGAGTCAAATGCAGATTGTGCAGCATAGAATTGCTTTCTGGGTTGATTTGGATCCTTCTCCAAATACTTCTTCAGAAGGTAATAATCTTTTTGATATTTTTCTACTTCATTGGCAGATGACTTGGATCTGCATCCCTCTGTTCTTACTTCCCATGCATATTCACCATCCAACTTTTGGACATCCATTGGTTGCTCGCATGTAGCGTATTCGTGCAGAGGTTCTTCATACCACCACTTCTTTTTACCTACGTTGAAAACCTGGGCACGGAGCCAACTGAATGGTCCACGTTGAATCTTTACTACATAACCATCTACATTTGGATCCAACTTTTCCTTTGGAAATGTTCCTACAATGTTGTCATCGGCATCGATCATCAATGCCCACTGAGTCTTACCTAAGCAAAGTTCAAGGGCTTTGGACCGATTGGTTCCGAAGTCTTCCCATTCATGGTCGTGAATCTCCCCAGGAATTCCTTTTTCATCAAAAAACTTCTTGATTATTTCCTTTGTGTTGTCGGTAGATCCAGTATCACAAATAATGTAATAATCGATATATGGTGCGACTGAGGAGATGCATCTTTCGATGTTAGACTCCTCGTTTTTGACGATCATGGCTAAAGTTAAATTGTACATTGTCATCCTTATGAATTAAAAAATCTACGCAACGAACCTGGATTGAATTTGGGAATCAATTCCCAATCATCCCTTTCATTATATTTAATGATTTTGAGACCACTGATTGGCATGGTATCTTTTATTTTTTCTTTGTCTACCACTTCAAGCAATTCCCACTCTTCAAGAAGTTTTACAATAGCATTTCTTCTCTTGATATCTTCTTCAGACACATTTGAAGGCAACCCATCCAAGGCAAACAATTCCTTGAAATGGGCTATGATGTATACTTCATTTTTATGAATTAAATGTGCTGATTGGTATAATACTTTTTTACCCTTTGGCGAAACTCCAACTCTTGAAAGAGTTTCACGAACGACCATAAAGTCTTCTGGATCAAAAAGTTTTACATGAATACCTATTTTGTTAAAAATTTTATCGGATACGTCTGACATAAAAATTTAAGCGCCTTTACCAACGCCACCTTTTTCTAAAGATTGTTTTAATACTTCCAAATCCTTTTCACTAAGGATATTTAGTACCTCTCTGGCTTTAGAATCGGTGTATCCGTAAACCTCTTTAATAAGAGCCACATTTTGCTCTTTTTCTTTCTTGATCCAATGGGAAAATCGCTTCTTTTTCCTGACTGCTATACGATAAAAATCGTATTGTGCCTTTGGACATAACCATGGAAGACAGTTCATCTCATTAGAGTGAAAAACAGTGTCTATAAAATAAGACAGGCACTTGTTTACAACAAATGGCTCGTAATAACGAATAGCATGCTCGTCTTTGTCCAATAGAGCATTTTTGCCGTGATTGATGCTGTTCAAGAAGTCTTTTAGTTCCATCAGTTAAACTCACAGTCCATCATCAACTGAATTACCATAGCCATTGTATTAATCTCTTGGTCTGCTGCAAAAGCAGACTTGTATTGATATTCACCAATGATAACAATTGCTTGGGGCACTGAATTTGGCTTCATGGCAGTATAAAGTTCATTATACAGTTTTTTGAAGAAGTCCGTTGTATTCAGATCCAAATTTTGAATAACCCATTTTCTACAAGAAGTAAAGTCCTTGTTCTTCATGTAGCCTATAAGTTCTTTATACGATTCACTGCTTCCTTGAGCAAGAATACCAACATCAATCTTTCCAAAAGAAGAATACTTTTGCAGTTCATTGATGATTCTTCTCATGTCAGGGAAATGCTTTTTCACAAGATTGGCAAGCACAGACTTCTCATAAGGAATTTTTTCCTGAGTAAGAATGTCCTCCAATCTTTGAAGCATGGCCGTGGCAATCTGTGGCTTCTCTGAAGCAGGAACAGTAAAATCGATTCCGGTGCATCTTGAATGCAAGGCATCGATAATTCTGTTCTTATAATTGCAGGTCATTATAAACCTACAGTTGTTGTGGAACTCTTCGATAGCACCTCTCAAAGCTGGCTGAATTGATTGTGCGTTGGCATAATCAAACTCATCAAGAATAACGATCTTCTTATTTCCATTCAATGAAATTGTGGACGCATAACTTCGGATCTTGGTTCTGAGTACATCAATTCCATTTTCTTCTGAGCAATTGATGATAATATACTCACAATCAAGTTCATTGGCCAATGCCCTTGCTAACGTAGTTTTTCCTGTTCCCGGCTTGCCATAGAACATCATGTTGGGAACAACACCTTCCTTCTTGATACCCTCAAATATCTTTTTGGTATCAATAGGAAGAATGCAATCGGACAGTGTTTTGGGTCGATACTTTTCGACCCAAAGAAGATTATTCACAGCGGACACAGTTACCCCTTGTTGATGGAGATATAGTAAGAAAGATTTTGCTGTGTGTGGGTGAATCTACCAATGATCGTATCGGTTAGTTCCACCATATAGGAGCCGGGAAGGAACTTAATCTCAGATACCTTGAAAGACCCAGAATAGTCTGGACCACTATAATTCTCATCAACCGTGATGGAGAATACATTTGAACTGTCGTTGGCAACATCATCAAGAACAATCTTGATAACACCATCTCCAGCAACAATGATCATATCATTGACCTGTAGAATACTGGATGCCTTTTGGATCTCATTTAGATCGGCTTCATCAAGTTCAAAAGAAAGAACGATATCGGGCATCTTGATGTCCCGTAGAGGAACCGTCAAAAGAGATGTTTCCGAATATCTGTATGTTACGGTAGATCTACCGTTTGAGATGTCCACATGGTCATCATGGAACTCAAGATCTGGGTTTGAGAACATGCTGACGACTCCTAGGAACTTGTTAAGATCCCAAATCGCAACCTCTGTCTCAAACTCCTCCTGAACCTTGGCATGGGCAAAGATGTTCTTTCCAGCCGAAACTGTCTTTAGAACATTACCAGGCTTAATAAGGATGTTAGAATTGATTGAAGAAAAATTCTTCAAGATGTTGAATGTCTCTTTAGAGAGACGCATTTTAGTCACAGTAGCCATATATAAATCCTTTCTATAGATTAATCAATATCAAACTTACGGTACATAGAGTCGTTCAATTGCTGCTTTTGTTCGTGTCTGCTGCCTCTTTTGCTGCGCTTCTCTTGCTTTTTGCTGAGGCCAGACTTCTTGTTCTTGCGGCGATTGGTAAACTTTTCAAAACTGTCTTCATTCATGGTTTCAATTATAACTCCATAATTTGGTAAATCAAGTCTCAACCCATTGAGATCCATCAGTATCTTCAAACCAAATATAAGATGTTCCTTTTGATGATGTCCACATCTGCCCCTTAAATGGTTTTATTGGAGGATTTTCGGTAACAGTATTTTCTGTAACACCTGTAAAATTCCAAGAATCTGGTTTTTGTAGTGGAGATTTGTAAGTAGGAATCACACATCTAAAAAGTTTTCCTTGATAAAAAACTTCATCCCCTATGATGTATGTTGTTGGATTGCCAAACGAATCCCTGACTTTGTATTCTCCGCGCATCATATACAAATATTTATATTTGCGTCTTTATTCTTGAAAAATTATTTTTCTTTTCGAATTGCATTTGTTGATCGAACTTGTCGGTCAAAGAATCTGCCTTATGGCTTATGATAAAGATGGAACACTTGTTCTTCATTTTGTTCAACAATTTCAAAAATGCTTCTGTTCCAGCACCATCCAAAGAAGAATCTAGAATTTCATCAAAAATCAATAAATTGCAATTCAAACTGTTCTTCATCTTGGCAATTTCGCGCCAAGTCAAGAGAATGGCCAAATCGATACGCTGTTTCTCTCCCTCAGAGAAAGAGGAATATGAAAATGCGTCTCGATATCTGGATCGTATGGTTTCCTTGAATTCCTCATCGATGTTGAAGTCAACATAGAGATTAAGTTTTCCGAGGAACTTATTGACGAGTCCATTGATGATGGGAACATAATGTTTGATAATACGGCTCTTGAGGCCCCCATCTTTGAGGATATCATAGACAACATCGTGGTGAATTTGAGTGGCAATTGCTCTTTCCAAGGTTTGTACATACTGATCTTTCTTAGTGATAGCCTCTTCGATCTTTTGGTCTATTCCAGATTCATCCTTGGCATTCTTTATTTTGTAATTTTCTTCTTCCAGAAATTTTATCTGTTTGATGACTGTATTCCGGTCAACAGATTCGGCAGCAAGACTTACATTTATATTGTTTATTTCTTCTGTAACTTCTTCTAATTGTTCTTTTAATTTTTCAAGTTCTTTTAATTTTTTGTCAGCAACTTGTAAGGATTTCTTACAAGTTTCCAATTTTTCCCTTTTTTCCTTCAAATGGGTGATTCTTTGGTCTTCTGGAAGAATTTGACCGCAGCAAGTGCACTTTGGATCCTTCTCCAGACTGTTTATTTGACTTATGAGCTCTTTCTCCAGGTCCAATGCCTTGGAGTGCATTGTTGGGACACTGGCCAAGGAAGCCATTTTAGAACTGCAGTCTTTCTTTAATTTTTGTTGGTTAGAAAGATTGTCATTTAGTTGAGAGATGACTGATTCAGCCTGAGAGATCTTTTCTCTCAATTTTTTTATCTTCTCTTCGTTTGCATCCAAAGTTTTGTCTTTATTCTTGTAGATCTCCTCTTTCAGTTCTACCAAAGACTTTATCTTTTCATTTGCTATTTTTACAAAACTTTCATTCTCGGATATATCTGTCTTCAATTTTGATAACTGACCCCTGACGTACATATTCATATCGGCCAAGATATCCAAATCCAAAAGACCTTCAATAATCTTTCTTCGTTCGGCAGGACTAAGCTGCATGAAGGGGATGAAGTTAGACTTTCCAAGAATGACGACTTGCTTGAAAGCCGCATAATCAAAACCAAGAATCTGCTCTTCAAAATGTTCTTGGTAATCCTTTGACTTGGCATGCTGATCCAACATCTCACCGTCTTTGTATATCTCAAAGATCTTTGGACTCAATCCCCTGCGGACCATGTAAATGGAGTTGGACCGTTTGAATTCGATTTCAACAACACAGTGTTTATTGTTTACTGAATTTACAAGTTGTGGAATGTTGATTGGTCTAAATGGTTTACCAAACAAACCAAAGCACAGAGAATCTAGCAAGGCAAAAGATTTGCCATGTCCATTGGTTCCCGTGACCAAGGTAGTCTTGTTTGTATCCAACTTGATCTCGGAAAAGTTATTTCCGAAAGAACCAAAGTTTTTGAACTTTACAGAGATAAACTCAATCATTCTTCTTCCTTGGAGAGAGCATTATTATATGCTGTGTTGATGATCTCTGCAAGAAGTTTTTTATCAATAGAATTTTCATTTAAGGTTTCAATTTCTTCGTGCAAAAGTTGCAGAGTATCCTTGTGAATGTCAACAGCAACTAATTCTGGATTGGATGTAACATCCTCAGCAACTGCCAGTTCTGCAACTCCAGCGTCATAAAACTTATCCAAATATTTTTCAAACAATACTTGTTTTGTCTTTTCTTTGATAAAAATTTTAACATATCTATCTTTGTACTGACTGAAATCTATTTGGTTTTTGTTGCTCTCGTAATAATCAATCGTATGGAAAAGTTTTTTTGGATTTTGAACAAATTCCAAAGTACGATCTTTGAAGTCGAAGACGTGGAACCCTTTTGGTTCCCAAACATCCGAAAAGCCCATTTGATATTGCGTTCCGAGATAATGAATATTATCACGGTCAGACTTAATATGATAATGGCCAGTAAGAACGTATTCAAACTTATCGAAGTGCTTGGGTTCATATCCTTGATCTATAAAAACTCCACGAATGCTTTGGAATCCACATAGTTCAAGATGGCCAAGCAACACGGAGCATGTTGTTTCTGAAATAAATTTTGCAGACGCTTCTTCGTTTTCTGGATTTATCCATGGTAGGAGTGCAACACACCCCACTGAGAGATGTAAATCCGTTGGCTCTGAGTACACTGTCCAGTTTGGAAAGTGTGCAGCCAATTCCTGTAATGAATTGATGTTATTGGTATTTCTGTAGTAAGTGTCATGGTTTCCACAGATGGCGTGGACTTTAATGCCCATGTCTTGTAATGGTTCCAAAAACTCTTTACGAACTCTATGAAGGGTTTTAAAATTAACATATTTTCTTCGGTCAAATACATCTCCCAGATGGAAGATGGTTTTTATGTTATGCTCTTTGAGATATGGAAAAAGTTGCTCATCAAAGAACTCAAGAAAATAATCCAAAATGATGCACGAATCATTTTTAAATCCGAAGTGGGTATCGTTTAGTATTACGGCTTTCATATATCAAGAGTGTTTTTCTTTGGCTTCTTCTTTCTTTGAATCTTCTTTGGAGCACACATTTCGTCAAAGCGCTCCATGTCAGAATCGGTCAATCCAAAAAAGTCTCTTCTTCCTATATCCATACCAGCATAGGTTTCATTGAACCAATTCTGGAAGTCTTTGTTGTTTTGTTGTTCTGCAAACTTATACTGAGTATACTTTTCTTTTTTTTCTTTATTGATTATACGAACAAAAGAAAACCAGCATATTTGGGTTAAATACCCAAATGGGCTGGTAGAAAGTTTAGGATCAAAGTTGTCTATGTAAGTTATGCAATTCAAGACACCATCTGAAACCATTTCATCTCTATAATGGTAATTTGCAAAATTTGGTCTATATGATAATCTAGTTGCTATCTTTAAAATGCATTCACCGATATAGTCTGGTAACTTTGGTTTTTTGCGTCCCGAGTTATCGGCTTCTTTGCACTTCTTTTTATATTCTACTAAAGATTCATATAGTTTTTGATTATCTACATAATCTGCATCTGATGCTTTTGATTTTTTTCTTTTTTGCTTTTTCACAATAAGATTATATCACAATAAAATAATAAATCAACTTTTATATGATTAAATCATTTTCAAGTTGTTTAATGTTTATGAACTGCACTCCAGCTTCAATTAAATCTGCATTTGCATTTTTTATTTGTTCATAAAAATTCCAAGCCAAAACAACTACAACATTTGGCACTGTTTCTTTAAGGTAAATCCTGTTCTTAATTGGAATGTTTACACCAGGAATATATTTGTCTAATTTCAATGGGTTATCATCAACTGTATATAACAAATTACTGTCATTTATTTGAAAATAATTTAATGCAGTTGTTGCTTTTGCTGGAGATCCATAAGCAGCAACTTTTTTATTTTGTAATTTTATAAAATTGCTTCTTACTTGATTTTTTATTTCTTCTATCTTTTTAGAAAAATTCTTGTATGTTTGGTATTTGTTTAACCCAAATTTTGTTTCTTCTTCAATAAAAGTATGAACGCTCGTATCAATTAAACTTCCTTGCTTTTTGATATAAACTCTAACGGACCCACCGTGTGTGTTTATGTGTTCTACCTTCACTACTGATAGATTCAAGTTATTGAAAAAGTTATTCAATGACAATACTGACCAATAATTTACATGCTCATGGTAAATATTGTCAAATGTCAAATCATTTAAAGTATCCTTTAAATATTGAACTTCAATGATAAATGTACCATCTTCATCCAGCACATTAAAAACATTCTTTGCGATGTTTACCAAATCATCTGAATGTGCAAATACATTTGAAGCAGTTACGATCTTGGCTTTTCCGTATGATTGCAAGATGGTATCAACTGCATCTTTATTAAAATATGAATTGATTGTTGGAATTCCATTTTTATTTGCCAATTCAGCTATATTTTTTGCTGGCTCAACTCCCAAAACCTTTACACCTTTTTTCTGTAAGGGTTTCAAGAAAACTCCATCGTTGCTTCCTATGTCTACAACCAAATCATCTGTTGTTAGTTTAAATTCTTTTATAAAGGTATTACAAGCTTCTTCAAAAT